GCCGAGGCCGTCCTGGGCCGTTTCAGCGAGCTCGTGGCCCGGGTCCGTGGCGAGGAGAAGAATGAGTTGGGGGCGGGGGTGTCGAGCGGGGCGTACGAGTCCTCGCTCGGCTGCTACCGCTGCAAGAGACTGAAGAAGGAGGAGGCCGACATGGCCGCATGGGGAGGTATGCCGTGATCGGCATGATCGAAGAGGCTCTGAGGAAGGCGGGGTGGGCGCTCGACAGGCCCCGCAACAACCTGGGCCGTTACCGGGTGATCTACACCAAGGACGGGCGTCAGTTGGCGCTGGTCGCCGGGAACAACGGGGCCGTCGCCATCTTCGAGTGGAGCGAGTCGATGGGCTGGACGCGGGCCTACGTGGGCTACCACGACGAGGTCCTCAAGTGGGTCGAAAGGGAGGCGCGATGAAGGGTTCGGCGATTCGCACCAAGGGCATCGACCGGGTGCTGAAGCGAGCCGAGCGCATGCCCGGCCTCGTGGTCGACGACCAGGGGGAGGTCAGGACGGTCGACGGCGCCTCGTCCCGGATGTGGACCATCACCAATGAGCTCAACGTCGACACCGACCCCCTCGTCCTGACGTTCACCCGCCCCGCCGTCATGCACAGGAGCGACCGTATCGAGTGCACCCTGTCCAGCAGGGGCGAGGTCGTCGACCTGCGCACCGGCGAGGACCTGGAGCGCCTGCTGGCCCTGTGGCGTCTGCGCGGCGTCGAGGGCGCTGAGCTGGTCGACACTCTGACTCTGCCGGGGTGGAAGCAGCTGGCGCTGTTCCCGCTCGACGAGGCCGGGGGCGACGACGGCGGGGAGGCGGCCTGATGTCGACATCGGCTTTCGATAAGATGCTCGCAGCAGCCGGTTTCACGGCGGAGGATCCGCAGGAGCTCAAGGATATCTCGGTACTCCTGTACGGAGGGGCGGGCAGCGGAAAGAGTTCTCTGTCCGCCACCGCCTCCAAGGTTGAGGAGATGGCCCCGGTGCTCTACCTCGACTTCGAACGAGGAACTCTCCCCCTGCGCGACTGGGGCGAGCTGGACAAGATCACCATCATCCACCTGGACTCCTGGGCCGACACCCACCGGTTCATCTCCCAGGTCGTCCGGCCCACGATGAACAGTAGGTCCTTCCCCTACCGCACCGTCGTCTTCGACACCATCGACAAGCTCCAGGAGCTCATCGTGGGCGAGTCCCGTACGGCCAATCCCGGCAACAACTACAAGCCGTGGACCGACGCCTACGACAACGTCATGACGCTGATCAACGCCTTCATGCGATGCGATGGCGTCAACCTCCTGGCTCTCACCCACGTCGCCCGGGTCACCAACTCGGTGACCGGGGAGACTGAGATCGGACCGGCCTTCCGGGGCCAGCAGTCCGACAAGCACATGCCCTCCAACTTCGACTTCGTCGCCTACATGAGGTCGGGCAGGTTGGAGAGCGGGAAGTTCGCCGTCCGAGCGGACTTCGCCCTGCCGGGGGCCATCACCAAGCGTCGGGTCAAGGACTTCCCCGACTTCTTGGAGAACCCCACCATGGGCCGGATCTGGATGCTCGCTCACAACACCAGCAACAACACCAACACCGATAAGGAGAACGCATGACTGCCAACGACCCCTTCGCCGCCTTCCCCGCTACCGCCGCCGGTACGTCCGGCGCGGACCTCACCGCCCTGGACGGCCTCGACCTGTCCCAGGTGGAGGTTGCGGAGGAGTTCTCGTTCCGCGCCCCCGAGCCCGGGTACCACAACGCCGTCGTCACCAAGACGGAGTGCCGGCTGTCGTCCAAGGGCCTGCCGATGACCGTCCTCACGTACGCCATCGACGACGCCAACGACCCCGACCACGGCGTCCAGGTGCTGGGGTACACGGTCCTCTACTTCAAGCGCACGGAGCAGGGGCGGACCACGCGGGTCCTCAACCCCGGTTTCCGGCGGATGCTGGAGGCTGTGGACCTGTGGCGCGAGGACCCGCGCGAGCGGGTGCCCATGCTCAACGCGGCCGGGCTGAAGACGACCGTCGACCGCCTGTTCGCGCTGATGCTGCGTCGCAAGTGCACGATCAAGACGTCGGTGGCCCCGCCGCGTCAGCGCGTGGACCGCGAGACGGGGCAGCCGATGTTCAACCCCGACGGCTCTCCGCTGATGGGCAGCCCGCGGGGGCAGGTCGACGAGGTGGAGTTCGAGCCGGTCGACAGCTCGACCACTCCGTTCTGATCTCACGATGACCGGCCGGGGTCTTGCTGAGCGCAGGGCCCCGGCCGTGTCGGGGAAGGAGAAGCCATGCTTTTGTTCTACTATGAGAAGAATGAGCTGCGGGCGTTCGTCGATGATGACGGCGCCTGGTTCGTCGCCGCGGACGTGGCCGCGGCCCTGGGGTACCGGGACTCGCCCAACATGCTGCGCAGGTTCGGCAAGAACGAGATCCGCTGGTTCAAGGTTCAGGGGCGCCGGGGGGTGCACGACGCCAGGGCGGTGTCGGCCCGGGCTCTGATCGGCCTGGCGTTCCGGTCCCGGTCCGAGCGGTCCGAGGGCTTCTACCGCTGGCTGCTCGACGAAGTCCTGGATGTCGAGCTGCGCGAGGACGCCCGGGAGCGGGCGAGGGCGGAGGCGGTGTCGTGCTGACGTTGGAGTACGAGGGCTACCCGGTCCGTCTGTTCGAGGACGTCGACGGCGACGGGCGAGTGTGGTTCGTGTCGAAGGACGTGGCGATGGCCTCGGGCTACAAGAGCGCGTCTGAGTTGACCCGGGTGGTTGACACGGGCCATCTTCGGCCATACACTGTTCACACGAACAGGGGGACGCGCACGTCCTCCCTCGTTCGCGGCGAGGACCTGCTCGACAGCCTCTCCCGCAGCCGCCTCCCGAAGGCCGAGGCCTTCAGGAAGTGGCTCGTGGATGAGGTCCTGACCGTCAGCCTGCGCCACGACATCAACACCACCAACCAAGAAGGAGAGATCCCGTGAAGGAACTCACACAGATTCCGTTCCACGACACCACCATCTATACCACTGCCGACGGCGCCTACGTCGCCCTGCGCCCCGTCTGTGACTCGCTTGGTCTGGACTTCTCCGGCCAGTTGCAGCGACTCCAGCACCAGTCGTGGGCAACCGTGGGGG